GTCATTGCTGGCGTCACCGCATTTCTTACAGGCAAGTGGCTTGTTTCTGGTGAGAACGTTGCGAAGTTTCAGTGGGCATTCTGCCGCAAGTTCAATGTGAAGCATGCGCATATGGTGAACTCTGGTTCATCAGCCAACCTAACAATGGTCGCTGCACTCAAGAAACACTTGGGTTGGAAGGATGGCGCAGAAGTAATTGTATCGCCTGTTGGGTTCCCAACTACGATTGCTCCATTGGTTCAGAACGGATTGACTCCTGTATTCGTTGATATTGAAATGGATACTCTCAATTTCAATCTTGACAATGTTGAGAAGTGGATCACTGACAAAACAGTTGCTGTTTTCGTTTCACCTGTTCTTGGCAATCCGCCAGACATGGATCGTATCGCAAAGTTTTGCGCAGAGAATGACATTTATCTTATTGGCGATAATTGCGACTCACTTGGTACAAAGTGGGATGGCAGATTATTGACGGATTATTACTATGCGTGGACAACATCTTTCTATCCTGCTCACCACATTTCGACAGGCGAAGGCGGCATGGTTTGCTCAAACGACGAGCAACTCATCAACACTGCTCGCAGCATTAGTTGGTGGGGTCGGGATTGCCGTTGCGTTGGTGCTGCTAATCTATTGGCTTGCGGAACATGTGGTAATCGCTTTGATAAATGGCTTGAAGGATATAATGGAATAATTGATCACAAGTATCTCTTCACGAACATGGGATACAATCTCAAGCCACTTGACATGCAAGGTGCAATTGGCATTGAGCAGTTGAAGAAGATTGATGACATTGACGTGAAGCGTCGTGCCAATTTTAGTCGCATTAAGAATCTATTTGAAAAGTATGTTCCTGGTGTTCGTGTTGCTTCTGCTCTCGATAAAGCAGATCCTTCTTGGTTCGGTGTTCCATTAATTACAGATACACCTGAACTCAAAGAAAAACTCCAGGCATACTGCGAAGCAAATAGAATTCAAACTCGTAACTACTTTGCTGGAAATATTCTATTGCATCCTGGTTACAAGCATCTTGATGATGCTTCGAAGTATTCGAATGCAAACAAGGCGTTGAGCAATGTATTTTTCGTCGGTTGCCCACCACATTATGGCGAAGAAGTTTTTGCTTATTATGAGAGTGTAATCTCAAAATGGCATTCGTAAATGTTTTCGGAGGATACGGATTTGTCGGAAGCGAGTATTGTAAAATCTCGAAGAATGGGCTCATCATTAACTATCGAGACAATTACGAAGTACGCAGTGCGGAGTGTGTTTACTTTATTAGCACTGTTGACAATTATAATGTACACTTCGATAACCTATTGGATATTAATACTAACCTCGTTGTCTTGATGAAGGTTCTGGATAGTTATCGCAAATATATACAGAGAACTGGTGAGAAAGGTTGTTTTAATTTCATTAGTTCCTGGTTTGTGTATGGCAAAGATTCTGGATTCGGTGCAGGTTCTTGTGGAATCTCGGAGACTGAGTCTTGTGATCCAAAAGGATTTTATTCAATCACAAAGCGTTGCGCAGAACAATTGCTTATTTCTTATTGCGAAACGTTCAATCTAAACTATCGTATCTTGAGGTTGGCAAATGTTCTTGGAAAAGATGATAAAAAAGTTTCCTCAAAGAAGAATGCACTCCAGTATCTACTCGGAGAACTCAAAGCAAACCGCCCAGTCGACCTCTACGACTCTGGTTATTTTTATCGCGATTATATTGACGTTAGGGATTGTGCTCGTGCTATCGACCTTTGTGTTCGATCTGGGCAACAAAATAGCATCTATAATATCGGCAACGGTAAGGGTGTAATCTTTAGAGACATTGTTCGTTATGCTAGAGACGCAATGGACTCTGGATCTAAAATTAATACGATAGAACAGAAAGAGTTTCACAAGAAAGTTCAATCCTCTCGCTCTTTCTTTATGGATAATACGAAGTTAATGGCTCTCGGATATCGCCCTGCATATACGATCAATCAAACGATCGATGACATTATACACGACACATTAACTGATAAAAATAACTAAATATACTATAATCCCACAGTGTGGAGAGAGTATGTTTAGTTTTAAAGACTATATTCCATTATTAACAGAAGAAAAGAAACCTGCTCGCGGAATCTTACATCTTCCGCACCCTTCTGAATCAGCATTCCACAATCGTCGTGGAGCAGTAGGATCAACTCTCTCTAAAATTCAAAATGTGATCAATGGAAAGGCTCCGTTGACTCGAAAGATCGACGATCGCATGTCATTCCAGGCTATTCGCGATGAGCAAGGTAGAATCGGAGTTAAGTATAAAGGTCAAGGTGCAACCTATAACTTCTCTCCAGAAGATATTAAAAAGCAACACAGCGAAAAGCCATATATCGCTGGTCCACTTCTAAATCTCCATAAACATATTCATAAAATTCTTCCAGAAGGTCCAGGAGAATATCAAGGTGGATATTTAAGTTCTTTGAATGATCGCACTGAAGAGGATGGTAAGATTGGGCACAAACCAAATACTATTCGCTATTCTGTAGATAAAAACTCTACAGAAGGTAAAAAATTGGCTAAAGCCCCAATCAGCGTTGTCGTCCATTCTCGAATTGATGCAAGCGGAAAGGCATCTCCGCTAGAGGCTGGTGCACTAAAAGAACATCCAGATGTTCACGTGATGAGTCATGTTGTAAGTGATGAAGAAAGAAAAATTCCAGCTGCATCAAAGAGAAAAGCACTCGAACATATTGCAGCTGCAAAGAAACTCGCAAAAGATCAATCAACGAATCATCACGAAGGTCATGAAGAAACCCTATTGCGTTATGCAAACTCAACAGTTGATACTGGCGAGAAGCCAAGCGCAAAAGGTTACACAAAGTTCTTACAACAATATCATCAAAAGAAAATTGACAAAGTTAAGACTGATAAAGCGAAGGCTCAGAAAACTGAGACTATGAGAGCTGCAATTAATCATGTAAATGACAATCTTGATAAGTTTGATAAGACCTTCGAAATTCACCATCACATTCATCAAGCAACACAAGCAGTTGCAAATACTCTCTCAAAAACAGCACATGGTGGTTATTCTCATCACATTGATGGTCAAGAAGCTGCTGGTGAAGGTTTTGTTTCTGGAGGAATGAAGTTTGTTCCTCGAGCATTTACTGAAGCAAATCGTAAACGTTCAGCAGAATTTAAAGCAGCAAAAGAGCAAAAGAGCGTACTATGAGTAAGGCAACATTTACATTTGGTAGATTTAATCCTCCAACTGAAGAAGGTCATGGCAAATTGGTCAGTGCTGTTATTGATCATGCTGAGAAAACTGGAGGAAAACACTATGTGTTTCCATCGCACTCTCAAGATAAAAAGAAAAATCCATTGACTCATGGTGATAAAGTTCATGCGATGAATCGCTTGTTCCCAAATGCAAATGTTGTTGCTCATAATAAAGTTCGCACTGCAATTGATGCAATGAAGCATTTAGAGAAGCAAGGTCATAAAGAAGTTACCATGGTTGTTGGTTCTGATCGTGTTGATAATTTCCACTCTCTACTCAATAAATATAGAACCAAAGAATATCCAGGAATCAAAAAAGTAAACGTAGTTTCAGCAGGCAATCGTGATCCAGATGCAGAAGGAGAAGAAGGCGAATCTGCTTCTAAACATCGAGCATTGGTAGCTGCTGGAAAAAGAGACGAATTTATTTCAAAATACAGCGATCCAAAATTGGGCGCACATATACATGATAAGGTAAAAGCAGGTATGCAAATGGAATCAGTTTCACCAGTTGGTATTTTCTTACTTGGCGGTCCAGGAAGTGGAAAAGATTATGTTTTGAAGAATATTTTTTCACGTTTTGACTTGATCGAAGTTCAAGCAGATCAAATTTTAAATGGTGCTGCTTCAGAATTACTCGAGCAAAACGTTAACATCGTAATTAATGGTGTTTCTGATTCAAATAAGATTGCAGATATTCAAACTTTCCTTGAGGGATATACTTTTGATTTTGTTCATGTTTCTGTTACAAATAAAGTTTCACGTATGCGCAATGAACAACGTGAACAACCACTCGTAGAAACAAAACGCATTGATAAATTCCTCAAAGCAGAAAAACTTGCTGAAGAAACTGGTGCATTCGTTTTCAACAATTCAATCAATCTCAATGAATCATCAGAGATGGAAAGAGTATTCTTCGGTTCACAAATCGAAAGACTCTTAGAGAGAGTGGTCAATTTGGGTCTCGAAATGAAAGCAAATCCAGAACCAAAAGCATTTACAGTGATCAAGGAAAAGTATTTCCCACCAGTAGCAAAGCACAAGTCAGGATTGCCAAAGAAGTATGTTGGTAAACTTTCAGACACAACCGCTGCTGCTCGTAAGGCTCATTGGAAAAAGATGGGCAAGTTATCAGATAGCGATCCAAGAGCGTATGAGCCAGCTCCTGGTGATGCAACATCAAAAACGAAACCAAGCAAACATACAATTGCTGTTCGTAAGATGATGGGTGAACAAATTGAAGGCGATCTGAAGAAGCCACATACTGTTGAAAACATTGCGAAAAAGCACGACGTAACTGTTGATGTAATTAACAAAGCATTAGAGCATGGCATCAAAGTTGAGATGGAGCACACAAAAGATAAAGAAACTGCTCAAACAATCGCATTAGCACATCTTTGGGAAAAACCAGATTACTATAAATTGTTAGCGAAAATGGAGCAGGTTCAACCACCTGTTGATCATGTTGCTGCTGAAAAGAAAATGGAACGCGAAAGAAGAATTCGCGACACTCGAGTTTTAACTCATCAAAATCGCCACATCCATCAAGCAGCAATGGGTGAAGCCATTCGTCGTGTTCCACGCAGCGGAAATATTACGGCAGTAAATCAAAAAAGAGATTTAAACGATGCTGAAAGAGCAGCATTTGAAAAAGCCAAGAATGCAATTGCAACATCAAAAGTTCAAGAAGAAGTAATTGATGAAGGCGCAGCAGATACTTCATTGGCAGCAAAAGCCAAAAAGTCTGGCATCTCACTTGGAAAACTTCGTAAAGTGTATAATCGTGGGGTGGCTGCTTGGAATTCTGGACATCGTCCAGGAACAACACCACAACAGTGGGGTCATGCTCGTGTAAATTCTTACATCAATAAGGGTAAGACATATTATACAGCAGATAAAGATTTGCGTGAAGATACAGATATTAATGATCTATTTGAAATGCAACTAGTGGGCACGGACGAATACCGAAAGCATGCTATTGCTATGACACCAGGACAAGGAGAAATTGAAGATGCTTTCCCAGTTAAGAGCCCAAATAAGAAACCTGTGGCAGTTCCTGCAAAGAAAGGCGAATCAATCGTCTCTCAATATACAGAGCACACAAATTGCGGAACGCCAGATTGCTGCGGAGAATGCTCTTCGAATGATGAGAATAGAGGAACAAATGAATCAAGTGTTCCAAGATCTTTCAGAGCAATCAGAGAAGCGTCCAAGAAAGAAGAAATAGATCCAACGCCAACTTTGAATACAAAAAGAAAGAAATCTACAAATAATCCACAAACATATAATTCAACTCTTGGTGGATTGATGGTTTCTCCAAAACATTCAATGTTCGAGGCTGACGCAGAAAAGAAGAAAGATTTCATGCCAACACCTCGTCAAGTACCACCACCTCCAGGCGGTCATCCAGTTCCAAAAGGATACAAAAGAGTTAGAGATAATATTGCTGGATGGAAATTGGTCAAAGAAGAAGGCGAACCAGAATTAACATTAGAAGAAGCAGTATCATATCACCTCGAAAATAAAATCTCTTTCACTGAGAATGTTTTCCGTCCAGGATCAGATATGTTCTTTGAAATGATTAGCGAAGCCAAGCGTCTTTATTCTGAAGGTAGATATGAACCGAAAGACGAATGGGAAAAAGATATGTTGGATTCAAACATCGGCGAAATTGCTGAATTTGAAGGTCAACAAGTTGTTCTTGATTATCCTATCGAAGAAGGTCTTGAAGAATGCTGGTCTGGTTACACACAAAAAGGAATGAAGAAAAAGGGTGATAAGATGGTCCCTAACTGTGTTCCTATGAATGAAGAAGATAAAACCAACGGTAAAGGTATCGGCAAGCCATGGCAAGAAGGTGGTGGTGGAGCCGTTTACGTTAAGGTTGGTGACAGCGTCCGCAAGATCAGTTTTAGCAAATCTGGAATGAAGAAAAGGTATATGGATCCAGCAGCTACAAGATCATTTGTCGCTCGTCATCGTTGCTTAACAAATAAAGATAAGACCAGTGCATCCTACTGG